TTTTAGATCTAAAGATTTTACAGCTTATTGGGAAGACCAAAAAAGTAAATGCAGAACAGGGGTTTTTTATAAAAATAAAGGCAATACATGGTATCTCACAAGAGACTATTACATGTGGCTTAATTTTTTACCTATATTTGATAAGGAAGAAAAACATTATGGTTTTGCAAAGGTAAGAGATGCACAATATCATATGGCATTGTATGAAGTAATAGCTGAATTAAATAATCAACATGTTGCTATACTTAAAAAACGTCAGATTGCTTCTTCATATTTTCATATGGCAAAGATTATTAATCAATATTGGTTTGAAGAAGGATCAATATGTAAAATAGGAGCATCTCTTAAAGATTACATAAATGATAAAGGTTCTTGGAAATTTTTAGAAGAATATAAAACATTTTTAAATGAACATACTGCATGGTACAGACCTAGTAATCCTGAGAAAGTATTATTATGGCAACAGCAGATTGAAGTAAAAATAAATAACAGAAAAACTTCAAGAGGTTTAAAATCAAAAATTCAAGGAGCTTCATTTGAAAAAAATGCTACCACAGGAGTTGGTGGACCATGTACATACTTTTTTCATGAGGAGGCAGGTATTGCTAAAAACATGATGCAGACGTATGAGTACCTACGTCCTGCAATGTCTTCAGGTATGATGACAACTGGTCAATTTATTGCAGCCGGATCAGTGGGGGATTTAGAACAATGTAATCCTTTAAAGGAAATGATTCTTAATCCTAATGCAAATGATATATATGCAGTAAAAACTAATTTAATGGATGCTGACGGCACTATTGGTATGGCTGGTTTGTTTATACCAGAACAATGGTCAATGCCTCCATACATAGATGAATATGGTAACTCAGAGATTGAAGAAGCAATTAAAGCTATAAAGATTGAAAGAGATAGATGGAAAAATGAATTAGGTGGAGAACAGTTTCAATTAAGAATATCTCAAAAACCTTTAAATATTGCTGAAGCATTTGCTTATAGAAAAGAATCTGTTTTTCCACAAGGTATATTAAGTAAACAACTTAAAAAAATTGAGGAGAAAGAATACCCATATGAACTTATTGAACTTGACAGAGATCAATCAGGTATTATAGCTAAAAGGACAACTAAATTACCAGTTAGTACTTTCCCAGTAAATAAAAAACAACAAGATAAAACAGGAAGTATAGTTGTATGGGAAAGACCTATACCTAATCCTGGATTTGGAGCATACTATGGATCTATTGACCCTGTGTCAGAAGGTAAAACAACTACATCAGATTCATTATGTAGTATATATATTTACAAGAATGCAACTGAAGTAACTAGAGAAATAGGTGGTGGTGATGTTGAACAATTTATTGAGAAAGATAAAATTGTTGCAGCATGGTGTGGTAGATTTGATGATATTAATAAAACACATGAAAGACTTGAGTTATTAATTGAGTGGTATAATGCTTGGACTATTGTTGAGAATAATATTTCATTGTTTATTCAACACATGATAGCTAGAAAAAAACAAAGATATCTAGTTCCAAAACAACAAATACTTTTTCTAAAAGATTTGGGATCAAATAGAACAGTTTATCAAGAGTATGGTTGGAAAAATACAGGAACATTATTTAAAAGCCATTTAATATCTTATGCTATTGAGTTTCTAAGAGAGAGTATTCATGAAGAAACAGATGAGCATGGTTCTGTTATGTCACAAACGTTAGGAGTAGAGAGGATACCAGATCCTATGCTTATTAAAGAAATGATGGCCTACTATCCTGGATTAAACGTAGATAGATTAGTTACATTTGGTGCATTAATTGCTTTTGTTAAAATACAACAATCAAACAGAGGGTATTCTAAAAGACGTGAATCAGACAGTAATTCCTTGGTAAACTCAGAAAAAATAAGTAAATTAAAGTATAGTAGTCCGTTTAAAAATATTGGCCGTAGAAGAAGTCTGGGAGGAACCAAAATTAATAGATCAGGATTCAAAAATATTAAATAGATAAAAATAATATGAGAGTATTAAACGCCATGCAAATGAAGAATGGGGCAAAAGCAGAAAGCGGGCCTACATTTTCTAGCTTAACTCAACCAGTTCAGTTTTTGTCATATAAGGAAAAAACTGAGGATTGGGCAGCTTGGAATTTAGATTGGTTAGAACTTCAAGGTATAGAGTTTTTACGTTTAAATGCTAGAAGATTACTTAAAAATTATAAACTTGCTCAAGGATTAATTGATAAGACAGATTACATTGTAGAGCCAGACAATGATTACAAAGACATGATGGATGTTTTAACAAAAGAAAATGATTCTGCGTTAGAACTTAAATTTTATCCAATTGTACCTAATGTAATAAATGTTCTTACAGGTGAATTTGCTAAACGTTATACAAAAGTACAATTTAGAGCAGTAGATGACGCATCTTATAATGAGATGTTAGAACAAAAAAGAATGCAAGTAGAAGAATCTTTACTTGCTGATGCTGAGGCAAACTTAGTACGTAAGATGATTGAGATGGGTATGGATCCCTCATCTGAAGAAGCTCAACAACAATTATCACCAGAAGGATTAAAATCTTTACCAGCTATAGAAGACTTTTTTAGTAAGTCATATAGAAGTATGGTTGAAGAGTGGGCATCACACCAACTTGCAGTTGATGAAGAAAGATTCAAGATGCAAGAACTTGAAGAAAGAGGATTTAGGGATATGCTTATTGCAGATAGAGAGTTTTGGCATTTTAGAATGTTAGAAGATGATTATGATATTGAGCTATGGAATCCAGTATTAACTTTTTATCAGAAATCACCAGATCAAAGATATATTGCAGATTCAAATTATTGTGGTAAAGTAGATTTGATGACTGTATCAGATGTAGTAGATAAGTTTGGATATCTTATGGATGAAAAACAATTAAAATCTTTACAGAAAATTTATCCAGCTAAATCCGCTCAATATCAAGTAAATGGATATCAAAATGATGGTGCATATTATGATGCTACTAGATCTCATGAGTGGAATACAAATTCACCTGGGTTAGCATATAGACAATACACAAGTAATTATTCAAATAACCCTGGTGCTGGTGGAGATATACTTAGTGAAATACTTGATGAGACAGAAGATGTATCAATGTGGGGTGAAGGTAACTTAATGCGTATATCTACTATTTATTGGAAGACACAACGTAGAATAGGTCATTTAACAAAAATAGAAACTGACGGGGAAGTTACTCAAGAGATAGTTGATGAAACATTTAAAATTACTAAAAAAGGTGTATATGATACATCAATTTTTAAACAAAAATCTAAAGAAAATTTATTAGAAGGTGAACATATAGAATGGATATGGATTAATGAGGTTTGGGGTGGTGTAAAAATTGGTCCAAATGTACCAGCTATGTGGCAATCTACTATGGGTGATAATATTAATCCAATATATATTGGTATTAACAGAACTAAACCTGGTAGATTACCCTTTCAATTCAAAGGTAATAATACACTTTATGGATGTAAACTTCCAGTAGAGGGTAGAGTATTTTCTGATAGAAATACAAGATCTACTTCTTTAGTAGATTTAATGAAAGCATATCAAGTTGGTTATAACATGGTTAATAATCAAATTGCTGATATACTAATTGATGAATTAGGTACAGTAATTATGTTTGATCAAAATGCTTTACCACGTCACTCAATGGGTGAAGACTGGGGTAAAAACAATTATGCTAAAGCATTTGTAGCAATGAAAGATTTTCAGATGCTTCCATTAGATACTTCTATTACTAATACAGAAAATGCAACTAACTTTAATCATTATCAGACTCTAAACATGGAGCAGACTAATAGATTAATGTCTAGAATACAATTAGCTAATTATTTTAAACAACAATGTTTTGATGCCATTGGCATTAATCCTCAGCGTCTTGGTGGTGCCGTATCAGCACAAACTGCAACCGGGGTTGTACAAGCTATGCAACAGTCATATGCCCAAACAGAAATGTATTTTGTACAACATTCAGACCATTTAATGCCAAGGGTTCATCAAATGAGAACTGATTTAGCACAATACTATTACAGCACTAACCCAAGTGTAAGACTGTCTTACATCTCTACAGAAGCTGAGAAGGTTAATTTTTCTATTAATGGTACTGAACTATTACTTAGAGATTTTAATGTGTTTGCAACTACTAAAACAAACCACAGAGCCATACTAGAGAATTTAAAACAAATGGCTCTTACAAATAATACAACTGGTGCAAGTATATATGAACTAGGAAATATTGTTAAAGCTGATTCAATTGCTGAAGTAACAGACATACTAAAAGATTCTGAAACAAGAATGCAACAGCAACGTCAGCAAGAAATGCAACAACAACGTCAAATGCAAGAACAACAATTGCAAGCTAAATCACAAGAAGAACAACAAAAATTACAAGTTGAAATGCAGGAAAATGCAAAAGACAGACAGAATGATGTCACTATTGCTGAAATTAGATCTGCAGGATTTGGTTCTCAGTCTGATATAAATCAGAATCAACAGTCTGATTTTCAAGATGCTATGAAAGACATCAGAGAAACTACTCAATACCGTGAGCAAATGAATATAAAACGTGAGGAAAATAGCTCTAAATCATTAATGGAAAATAGTAGGCTTCAAGTTGAAAGAGAAAAAATAAATGCTCAAAAAGAGATAGCTAATACCAAACTTCAAATAGCCAAAGAAAATAAAAATAAGTATGATTCTAAGGATTCAAACAAAAAATAATTGACGTTAGCTATATACTGCTTATTATTTTTATTTTTCCACAAATATTATAAGTTTATAATACAAACTTTGCGTATATTATATATGTAAGGAATATTAATTATTAAAACCAACATAATTATGAGTACAACTCAAACACAACAAGTGAAAAGTAACGTAGAACAAGTAGACGTTAATTTAGATGAAATATTCAATGCTGCTCCAAGTGGTGCTGATATGATTTCAGATGACTCAAGTAAACCTAAAAATATTTTTAGTGGTTTAACTGAGAAAGCAGATATGTCATTTGCAGATCCTGACAAGGATGATAAAGATGATTTAAATGCTAAAGTAGAAAAAGATGATGAATCAAGTGAATCTTCAGATACAAATGAACCTGTAGCAGAAGTAAAAGTTGAAGAAAACGCTAATGATATTTTAGATACATTAGATGGTATTGAAGAAGAAGATGAAGATAATATTGAATCAAAAACAAAAAAAGGTAGAAAACCTATTAATGGTATATCTGATGTTTTTTCTAAATTGATAAATGATAAGAAGATTTTTGGCTTTGATGATGATAAAGACTTAGATGATTATAGTGCTAAAGATTGGGCTGAACTTATTGAAGTAAATCTTGAGGAAAAAGCAAATGAAGTAAGACGTGAAACTCCTAAACAGTTTTTTCAATCTTTACCAGAAGAATTACAAATAGCAGCTAAATATGTTGCTGATGGAGGTAAAGATCTTAAAGCATTATTTTCTACATTATCACAAGTAGAGACAAGTAAAAGTTTAGATGTTAAAAAAACAAATGATCAAGAACAAATTATTAGTCAATATTTAGGTGCAACAGGATATGGTACTCAAGAAGAGATCCAAGAAGAAATTGAGATATGGAAAGATTTAGGTAAGTTAGAACAACAAGCAAATAAGTTCAAACCTAAATTAGATAAGATGCAAGAAAAAGTTGTTGCACAAAAACTCCAAGAACAAGAGTTAAAAAAGAAACAACAAGAACAAGCATCTAAAGCTTATATGAAAAATGTATATGATACATTAAAAGATGGTAAGTTAGGTGAATTAAAAGTTGATAGAAAGACACAAGCCATGTTATATAATGGTTTAGTTCAACCAAATTATCCATCAGTAAGTGGACGTAATACAAATTTGTTAGGTCATTTATTAGAAAAGTATCAATTTGTTGAACCAAATTATTCTCTTATATCTGAAGCATTATGGTTACTACAGGATCCTGTAAGCTATAAAGCAAAAATTATGGACAAAGGAGCTCAGAAAAGTGTTGAGAAAACAGTGAGAAAATTAAAAACAGAACAAACAAATGCTGGTGGAACATCATTAGGTGTTGACAGAGCAGAAGCAGAAAATAAAAATTCTAAGAGAAAATTAGCTAGACCAACAAATATTTTCAAAAGAATGTAAAAGAATTTAATTAGATAGATTAAATATAAACAGAGTAAAACAATTATTAACAATTAAAAACAATCAAAATTATGGCAACTCCAGTTTTAAATAATGGGATTTTCCTACGTGATACAAGCTACAAAGCTAGTTCTCATGTTGATTCGTATCACCTAACCCAAATGCTTGGTAACCCTGAGCCTATGGATATGGGACCAATTGATCTATGGGCTATGACCCAAAAGGTAGAAATGCCTTTGTATCAAATGGCTTCATTTGGTGGTAAGAATACTATCATGGTGGATAACGCTAGAGGTGAGTACAAGTGGCAAACTCCTATTGCACAAGATCTTCCGTACATTGTAGCGGATATTGAACCAGCATCAACCAGTAAAGGTATTGATGGTACTTTATTTAAGATCAAAATTAACAAAAGAACTTTTGGACACGGTGACATTATTACTTATGATAAGTATAATGGACTAGAACTTTACATCACAGCTGATGATATTATCCCAGCAGGTGACGGTTTTGTTTATACTGTTCAATTAGTTAACAACAACAATGCGGCTATCTTGGATAACAAGTATTTAGCTAAAGGTACAAAGTTCTTCAGAAAAGGTTCTGCAAGAGGTGAGTACGGAGAACGTTTCTCAGATATTGAAACTGGATCTGGTTTCCGTGAATTCTACAATTTTGTAGGAGGAGCAGAAGCACACGTTCATTATTCAATTTCTTCAAGAGCAGATTTAATGATCAAAGGCGGATTAAATGCTGATGGTACTGTACCTGTTACTGAGATCTGGAGAAACTTCAACACTGATCCAAACAATCCATCTGTACCTAGTATAGAAGGACTTGTAGCAAACATGGGTAAAGCTGGTGCTAGAGAAGCATTTGAGAATGGAACTCTTACAAGAACTTTCATTACAAATATGG